CTGCGTATGTGTCGGGGGAGACCCCCGACGGCCCCCCTGCGGCTTCGCCGCGGCCTGCGGCGCTACATTCGGGCCATGAAGGCCAAGCGACCAACTACGTTGGTCTAGCCTGCTCCTACGGAGCAGTGCAAGGGGTCTAAAGGTAATACTAGACTTTAGACCCCTTGCTCCATTCCGCTCGCTCGGCCTGCGGCCTGCCGCTCGCTACGGGGAGTCTGTTTGTGTAGGTTCCAGTCGCTACGCCGGCTGCGCCGGCTGCCGCTCCTTACGATCGGCCAGCCAGCAGCTCTGGGCTCCTCGCGCCTTCGGCGCTGCGGGCTGCTGCTGGCCTATAAGGTTGCCCGGTTTCAATAAAGGAACGGGGAGTCACTTAGGTATTGAGTACTTAGGTAGGTAAGGGCATTCCGGGACGGACAATACGGTGGGAGCTCCATTCGCTAGCGCGAACGGAGCCCTCGCCACCTATTCTGCCTCCGGCACGGGACAGGGGTGTTGTTTTGTCTAAGTTCGATCATCTTCTTTTTAGATGGAGCACGTGATCATTTTTATTATACGTACGTCTCTTTTGTTAGAATCCGAACCACAATTTACTTTTCAAAAAAAAGGCATCGTGTATAAGGGAGCGCAGTTACTAGAAATTACAGCGATAGCACTAGCGTGCCTTAGTCTAACTTACTAGATGAATGCTACTTCTAGATGTTGGTGTATCACAATCAACGGTACACATAATGTTGATCACCTCAACGCGGTTAAGAATTGGGATTACATGGTGGCAGGGAAGGAGGTTGCAGATACTGGTACTCGACATCTGCAATGTTTCGTAATCTACAAAACGAGAACTAAGTTCTCTACTGTCAAGAGACAGCTACCTACTGCTCATATCGAAAGAATGATGGGGACTAGTCAGCAAGCAGCGGACTATTGTATGAAAGATGGCAACTATGTCGAGTTTGGGGTCTTGGATGGTAATATCAATGGTTACAAATCTGCAGCTGCTGGTGGTAAACAAAGTAAAATTAACTATGATAAAATCATTAGTCTGGCAGAAAATCATGATTTCAAGGGCATACGAAAGGAAGACCCAGGGGTCTACTTTCGCAGCTATCATACTATCAAGCGTATTGCAATGGATAATCCTAGGCCTACTGATAATCTGGATAAGCTCGAGAACGAATGGATATGGGGAGCGACAGGATTGGGTAAATCCTCCAATGCAAGGATTGAGAATCCTGGGTTGTACATCAAATCTCACAATAAATGGTGGTTAGGTTATAAGGGGGAGGATGTGGTCTTAATTGACGATGTCTCCAAAACTGAGGCTCAGTGGTTTGGCGAGCATCTCAAGCAATGGGCCGACCACTATCCTTTCCCAAGTGAAACGAAGGGTGATGGGATGGTCATCCGCCCTAAGAAAATCATAGTTACAAGTAACTACAGTATCGAGGATCTGTGGGGTCATGACGAGAATCTCTGTGAAGCCTTGAAACGAAGATTCAAGGAGCGTCACATCATTCAGCCATTCCCTCAATTCGTGGCTCCCAAGGTCGCCCCGGCCATCATCTTGGATGATGACTTCGCTTCGCATTCTGCTCAGTCCGAAGAAGAATATGATGAAGTTAGTATCTCTACCGATAATGAAGAAGTTGATGAAAATAGTGAGGATTCAATGACTTACTAATAAAAATCTTTTTTATTCTTTAAAACACACCCTACAATTATAAACAAGGTATGGTGTTAAGTCTGTGTTCGATGTGTTGGCCATAATGTGCCAACTATTATCAACAATGTCGGCTATTGTGCCTCCATTTGTTGCATTAAATCGAACTTCGACTGGTTTTTTGAACTTGATAGTCCAAGCAAATCTTCTAACCATTCCAGATTGTTCTATGTTGGTTCCATCATATGTTAAAGAAGGGAGGTTGAGAGAGAAAAATTTATCTTTCAGCACTTTGAATCTCCCGAAGTTATCAACATTTTGAAATGCTTCGGTCGCTAAAGTTGCAGTAGCTATAGCAGGAGCAGCAAAAACTTGTTCTCCTTGGGCTTGTGTTGAATTTGTTTGGCAATCTTGAACTAGAGCTACTCTAACGATGGAGGCTGCATCCGCAGCAACTTGATTGATTTGATTTGGGCATTGTATTTGACCATGAATCTTGATTTTGTGAACTTTACATGCTTTTCCAATACGCTGGGCTATTCCCGCTCCCTGTGAAGGAGCGAATAGGCAATTGAGTCCAGCTACGGGAGTGGTGTCTGGGTCGTACTCTGTGCCAGTCCAATTGATTGAACCAGTTATGGCACTAATCGTACGCATACAGTCGAAATATTTCATTTCTCCTCTGGCGTAAACACCACGGGTACGGGCAACAGTAGTGTATCCTGAGCGGGCATTAACAACTGCGGCAGGAATATAAATACCAGTCCGTCTACGTTTGGTCCTTCGTCCACCCTGTGTGGTCTTCTTACGTTTCATGGAAACTTTTTTTTGCAATTCGGAATTTAAATTTTGTATGGTCAGTTCTTCGAACTTTTTTTTGTTCTACGAATCGGCTATAAATTTTGTTTATAGCCTCAAAAAATTCGGAAAATGAATCCGAAGAAGGTGAGACGCGATGGAGACTTTGAAAAGGAAACAACGATCATCTCTGGAAGTACTAGCTCGACGGAAGAGATGGATGCTCAGGACGAGTGGGAGTTTATTGTCAGAGAAGAGACGAAGGAATGGTTGGCTATGCATGGTTCTAAGCTCTTTGCCCTCGAAAGCAGCAAATACTTTGCTGCAGAGGCCAAAAAGAAAAATCTTCGAGGACTTCGATGAAGTGTATGGAAGCGATCGCTTCGCGACGCTACACCGTATCGAGAATCAACAAATTACTTTTGGAGAAATAAATGATGGTTTAGATTAATACTGCGTATGTGTCGGGGGAGACCCCCGACGGCCCCCCTGCGGCTTCGCCGCGGCCTGCGGCGCTACATTCGGGCCATGAAGGCCAAGCGACCAACTACGTTGGTCTAGCCTGCTCCTACGG